AAGTAGACAAAGTAATTGAACAAGCAGCGGAAAACATGAAAGAGCCTCGTAGAGTGGCTGCTCCTACGGAAATGGGAAACAAAATTAGAAAGTTGGTCGACCAAAGAGATACTGGTAGCTCAAAACCAACCCCAGAAGAAGAAGCAGCGGTTAGAAGGGACAAAAACGTTTCTAATAAAATAAACTGGGTATAAATATGAATGAATTTTTTAATAAAATTAGAGTAGGGTGTCTAAATGACCATTTCGACATATTGGGTGGTGGCACAGTTCACTCTTTTAAGTTTTTAGAATACTTAAAGAAGTATTACGACATAGACGTTTATCTTCCTAAAACTCCAAAAACAAAAGAATGGATGAAAAAATTTTTACATTTAGACGTAGATGGTTTAACTTTCCATAAATATACTAAAGGAATAGGAGAGAAATATAATTACCTGTTTTTAAATATTTCTCATTGGAAAGCAGAAGAAACAAAAGCATTTAAAAAATATATGCTTGTTTTTTTCCCTCAATTCTATTTTCCTCTTTACGACTACGAGTTTTTAGCTAATTCAAAATACACAAAGAAAAACATTATTAAACGCTGGGGAAGACAAAAAGAAAAAGTTCATGTGGTTTATCCACCAATAATGACTTCTCAATTCAAACCAGCAAAGAAGAAAGAAAACATGATTGTTCATGTTAGTCGTTTTTCAAATCCCAAGCCAGAAGTAGATAAAGGACATTCTCAAATGATTGAAGCGTTTAGGGCTATGTGTGATGCTGGGTTAAAGAATTGGACATTTCATCTTGTTGGACAAGTTCAAGACCCAGATTATCTAATGAGGTTAAAACAAGAAGCTGCCGATTATCCAGTTATTTTTGATGAGGGAATTTCATTTAAAAAATTACAGGAATTATATGCCAAGGCAAAAATTTATTGGCATTATACAGGGAGTACAATGAAAAGCGAACCAGGGGCACAAGAACATTTTGGAATGACAACAGTTGAAGCGATGAGTAGTGGTTGTATACCTGTGGTATATGCCTCAGGAGGACAATTAGAAATTATTACAGATGGGCAAGATGGGTTTTTGGTGAAAAGCATTGCCTCATTAATAAGTGAAACTTCCAAATTAATTAAATCTCCCAAAGCATTGAAAGATATGTCTGAATCGGCAATTAAAAGAAGTAAGTGTTTTGATGAAAGTGAAACAGAAAAGAAGTTTTGGTCTGTTATTTCTAAAACAGATAAGGTGAGTATTATTATTATTTGTTGGAACAATGCCAAATATACGAAAGAATGTGTTGATAGACTTTACGAAGTAACACCACCAGGATTCGAATTAATTCTTATAGATAATAATTCACCTGATAATACAAAACAGGTTTTCAAAGAAATAAAGAAAAAATATAAAAAGCATGATATTAAACTTATTTTTAATAAAAGCAATCTTGGATTCGCAAAGGGAAATAATGTTGGATTAAAGAAGGCAAAGCGTCCATATATTTGTTATCTCAACAATGACACTCTCCCCCAATGGGGTTGGCTAGAAAGAATGATTGATGTATTGGAAACAAAAAAGAAAGCAGGAGTTGTTGGGGCAAAACTATACTTTCCTAAACATGATGTAAAAGGATGGCTAGTCCAACACGCAGGGATTGAGTTTAAAAATAAAGAACCAAAACATATAGGAGGAAGACAGAAAGACGAAAATGTACGCAAAGTAGGAATAGAAGAAGTTGGGGCAGTTACAGGAGCTTGTATGTTAGTTAGAAAGCGCTTTGCAAAATTCAATGAAGATTTTATAAAAGGGTATTATGAAGACATTGACCTTTGTTTAAAAGTAAGGGCAAAAGGTTATAAAGTTTATATAAACCACGAAGCAAAGTTAATTCATTATGAAGGCAAAGGTCAGAGTATTGCTAGAGCAATTGACAAGAAGAAATTCGGCGATATTGCTCGACGCAATAAAGCTCTCTTTCATAAACTTTGGGACAAAAAGATGAAGAAGTTACCTAAAGTTTCTCTGAAACTAGATTTAGCAGCAACCAGTAAAGACCAAAAAGTAGAAATAGGTGGAGGAGAAAATCCTTTATACCCGAAATTTGTTCAGGTAGATTTAAGAAAGTTACCTGGAGTTAAATATCAAAACGATGCTAGGTTGCTTCCTTTTCCTTCTAATTCTCTATCAATAATCTGTGCTTGTTATGTGCTTCAATGTCTTTCACAAACCGAAGCAGAAAGGGCTTTAAAAGAATGGTTTCGTTGTTTAAGACCAGGAGGAAAATTAGAAATTTATGTACCTGATTTAGACAAAATAATAAGAATTTATCTAAGTACAACAGAAGAAAAATTCCTAAAAGAAATTTATGGTAATCAAGAACATGAATTGGATTTTTACCAGACAGGATGGACATTTCAAACTTTGGAAAAATTAGTTTCCAAGGTTAATTTTGTCAGATTAAATATGATTGATAAACCGAAACATAGACCTTTTGCTCTATCAATAGCAGTTTATAAACCAAAATGAAAATAGGAGTAGGAATCATATCATGGAATCGTCCACAGTATTTTAAAGAACTTCTAGTAAGTCTAGAGAGAAACACGCTTGATGATTTAGAGTTTCATCTTTTTCAAGATGGACATATTTGTAAATTCACTGGAACAGAAAAAACAAAAAAATCTCTGGTAAAAGAAAGTATAAAGTTGTTTGAAAAATCAAAGCTACCAAAAAAGAAAGTCCACTTACAAAAGAAAAATGTATCAGTAGCAATCAACCAATTTGAGGCGATGAGATTCTTAATGAAGAATTATGAACAATTTATCTTTTTGGAGAATGATATAGTTGTTAGCAAAAACTTTTTCGGTTTAATGAAACGAGTTTTAATTCAATTTGAAAACGATAGTCGTATAGCCTGTATTTCACCAGGATTTAGACGTAAGTGTTATGAGGAAAACATGGATTATTTTGCAAATAAATTAATGTTAACTGATGGCCATTTTTGGGCAGAGGCTTGTTGGTCTAAGAAGTGGAAATTAGTAGAGGATGAATATATGGCTTATTACAATATTGTTCAACATAGGCCATATGGTCAAAGAGATAATGCTTCAATTTTGGCGTTATTTAAACGTTCTGGAATTAAGAGAGCCGCTACTTCACAAGATAATGGTAAGGATTGGGCAATATTAAAATCAGGAATGCGAAGGGCTAGATTTATAGTTAATCGGGCTACTGGTATTGGTGATTATGGTATTCACAGCACGCCGCAAAAGATGAAGAAGATGGGAGATGGTCATAATAAAATATATGAATTTAAGGGAGAAGTTGAATTCAAATCATTTAAAATTTCTACTCTTAAAGAAAAACCTAAAAAAGAAATTAAAGTTAAATAAGATGAAGCCAACAATATCAGTCTTCTTATTCACACACGTAGGAGATAAACCTCATTTAACTAATTGCTTAAAATCAATGGTTGATTTGAAACCAGAGGAAGTGTGTGTTTGCGACACGACCAGGAACCCTGATTTGTCTATTGAATATCAAAAATGGATTAAAAAAGAGGCTGACAAGTTTGGTTTGCCAATTAAGATAGGTTATTACAGATGGGATAAAAGTTATAAAAACTGTTGTAACGCCGCTCTAGGGATGTGTACGATGAGATGGGGTATTAGAGTCGATTCAGATGAAATGCTTACTAAAGAGCTTTGTAGAGATTTGAGAGATAAAATTGCGAGCTTACCACCTAATGTTTTAGTTTTAAGACCAAAAAGAATTAGCATTATTGACGATGACCGTTGTCTCAAGAATTTATGGAAACCTGACCATCCAAGATTATCAAAGACAGACCATGGAAGAATATTCAAATTAGGATATGGAAAGTATGTAGGAAGTGATATTCATGAAACCTATCAATATCCAGGAAGACTTGACATTAAATGGAACTCTCTAAAACATCCCAAGTTGGATTGGCAAGGTTATTATCTTGTTCATTTATGGCTTTACAAAGATAACTTTATGAGGCGTTCTTGGGCTACAGGAGATTTCCCTTTCGAAAAAATAATGGATAAGTTAAGAGAATCAAGCAAGTCTAAAGATAAGGTTTGGAAAATAGCTAGAGATACATTTTTGAAAAAGAGAAAATGGTTAACAACTAAGATTCCTAAAGATAAAGTACATTGGGTGCCGATAGAGTGGGAAATAGGAAAACATTGGGTCAAAAGGTATGACGATTATTGGAACAATCAAATAGCATGAAAATAAGTCTCTACGATAGTAATGACAAATTAGCCTACAATCCCAATACAGAACAGAGTCTTGGGGTAGGAGGAACACAGACAATTATAATCAATGTTGCTAGAGAATTGGCAAAAAAAGGACATGACGTTACTGTTTATATTAAATGTAATTTCCCTGATATCTATGATGGAGTTAAGTATTATCAGCATTATGATTATAAACCCTTAGATGATGTCTTAATCGGATTTGAAAGTTTGCCAAAACTTCATGATGCTAAAAAAGTATTTAATTGGTCAACTAGAGTAGCAGTTAGTGAGGTAACAAAATACAGAGATGTTAATAATTTAATTGTTTTAAGTGAATGGCATAGAGATAGATATGCTTCAGAACTTTCATCAGATTTAGTTGAAAAAATGGTAGTAATCGAACCGGGGGTTAGTAAGCAATTCTTTCAAGATGTTAAAAAATGGGAGTTTAGTATTGCTTATGCAGGACATCCTGATAAAGGAGGAATGGAAGCTCTTATAGAATTAGTCAGACGAATAAAACCAAAGTTTCCTAATTGCGATATCCATGTTTACGGAGGAGGAATTTTGTGGGGTTGGGACAATGAACAATATCGTTCTCTTTACGACAAAATGATTAAATCAAAAATTCTTTATCATGGTCAAGCTGGTAAAAGAAAAATTGTTAAACATCTTAATGGTTCACAAATCTTTATTTATCCTGTGGGGAATCAATATCAAGAAACATTTTCTTTAATAGTATTAGAAGCAATGGCTGCTGGCTGTGTAGTTATCGCCAGTGATAATGGGAATATTAAAAGTCTAATTGGAGATGCTGGACATATCATTCCAGGGAACATAAAAGACTATAAATGGCATTTAGAAGCAGTCGAGAAAATAACACATCTTTTTCAAAACAACTCTGAAATTGAAAGACTAAGTAAACTTGCAATTAGAAAAGCAAAGAGATATAGTTGGAAAAGGACAGTTGATAATTTAGAAAAACTGTTATAAAAGTTTTTAGAAAGAACACTATTGTTATGAAAATAGGATATGCTTATGTCGTTGGCGATTTATTACATATCGGCCATTTAAAACATCTTCAATCTTGTAAATCCCTTTGCGATAAGTTAATTGTTGGTGTTCTTACTGATGGGGCTGTTATGGAAAAGAAAGACAAGCCTATTATTTCTTTTGGTGAGCGTTTAGAAACAACTAAGAATCTTAAATCTGTAGATGTAGCAGTAAAACAAGAAACCTATTCTCCACTTCCAAACGTAAGACAGCTTCGTGTAGATATTCTTTTTGAAAGCACTAGTCATTCTGACGAAGCCATTGGAGATGCCGAAAGAACAATGAAATATATGAATGGCAGATTAATAGTAATGCCTTATTTTGCAGGACAAAGTTCTACAAGTATTAAGAATAAGATTTTAAAAAAGTGGAAGTATAAGAGTCAGGAACATCCTAAAGTTATAAATTTAGAATCTAGAAAGGAGGCAAAATGACAAGTCATAAATTGTCGGTGCTTAAAAGTATTATCTGGCGTATCATGGGCGTTATTGTCCTAGCATTAGTAACATACTTTTTTACCAGACATTGGATTACTACTACCTACATCACCTTTGTTCATCACACTACTTTTTTGCTAGTTTTTTACTTGCATGAGAGAGTGTGGATGAAATTGTACGATAAAGATACAAAGTGGAGAAGGGTCGCTAAGGCTTTTACCTACGAGATTATTTTAGGTATGGGAATTGGTGGATTAATTGTATATTTCTTCACAGGTGAATGGTCTAAAGTAACTCAGATAACTGGTACATATACAGTTATCAAATTAATAATGTACTACATTAATGAGAAAGTTTGGGCTAAAATAGAAAAATGATTCCATCTAAAAACATAAAAGGGGCAGATGAAATTTTGGAAACGTGTCATGATATTTGTAAAGAATTAAACATTCCTATAATGTTAATTTACGGAACTGCTCTAGGATTTTATCGAGATGGAGGATTTATTAAAGGAGATAGTGATATTGATATTAGGGTTGTGTGTAATAGAGAAAAATGGGATGAGTTGGTAAGAGAATTAGATAAAAAGGATATCAAGCAAACTAATAAGCCAAAAGGGTTTGCTTTTAGGAAGCATGATATTCTTACTTGTATTGAGAGGTCGGAAAAGGTTGGTATAGTAACTTTTGAAAATGGTTGGGAATATATGGTTCAACCTCTTTATCATGAATTTGATATTATAGAATATAAAGGTAGGAAATATAATGTTCCACATCCGATTGAAAAATATCTTGAAAATAGATATGGAGAAGGTTGGAAAACACCTAATCCTAAATTTGATAAAACAAGTGCGATACCGCCACGTATAAAATAAAAATGGAAAGAGCTTTTAGCCTTGCCTATATAAAGAAAAATAATCTTATAACTAAAGGTAGAGATATTTACGAATTTGGCGTTTATAAAGGCAAGAGTATGGTTCATATACACAAAGAGTTAGAAAAACAAAATTTAGAGGTTCATAAAGTTTATGGTTTTGATTCCTTTGTTGGTTTACCATCAGAAGCAAAAAAAGTCCCTATTCGTAAAGGCTGGATTCCTGGACAATTCAGTGCAGTAGAATATTTCGAAAACGATAATATACAAAGTATAATAAAAATACTAAAGAAAAAGTTGGCTTTTAGTAAGATTGCGATAGAAATAATACCAGGATTTTTTAAGGACGTATTAAATAAGAATCTAGTAGAAAAATATAAATTTAAACCAGCTTGTTTTGTAGAAATTGATGTTGATTTATACATATCAGCCTATCAAGTCTTAGATTTCTTAGTTAAAAATGGATTAATTGTTAAAGATACAATAATTGCCTATAATGATTGGGGAGGGGTAGAAGAATTTAAAGGTGGAGAAAGTAAGGCACATAAAGAAATAACAGAAAAATATGGTATTACAGCTAAAGAAATCTTTAACTATGGTATTTGGCCTAACACAAGCAAAGCATTTATAATTAAAGAAATTAGAAAGGAATAAAAATGAAACGTGTACTTGTTACAGGAGCAGGTGGATTTATAGGTCATCATTTGGCTCGATTCCTAAAGAATAAAGGTTATTGGGTTCGAGGAGTAGATTTAGAGAAACCTAACTTCAGTGGCATGGAGGACTTCAACGAGTTTTATATCAGAGATTTAAGAGACCCTAAAAATTGTCTTGATATGACAAAAAGTATTGATTGGACATACAATTTAGCGGCACTCAATGGAAGTATTGAATTTACAACTGATAATAAAGCAGAACTCTCTCACAATAACGCCATGATTAATTTGAATATGGCAGAGGCTTGTTGGAAAAATAATGTAAAAAGAGCCTTCTATGCCAGTAGTGCTTGTGTTTATCCAATGCGTCACCAAGAAACTGATAAGGTTCATGCCTTAAACGAAGATGATGTAGCTCCAGCAGACCCAGACACAGAATATGGCTGGGAGAAGCTATTCTCTGAGCATGTCTGGATGTCTTACGAGGCAGATAGGGGACTTGAAGTTAGGATAGCAAGGTTTATAAACATTTATGGACCAGAGTGTTTGATAGACACTCTCAAAAGTAAAGCTCCAATGGCTCTTACAAGAAAGGTTATAGAAGCAGGAGAAGGTGGAGATGTTCATATTTGGGGAGATGGTGGTCAAAAGAGAACCTTTTGTTATATAGATGATTGTGTGAGAGGAATACAGGCATTAATGGAATCTGATGTAAACATTCCGATAAATATTGGAAGTGATAGGCTTTTCTCTATTAATGAGTTAGTGGATGTTATCACAGAGATTGAAGGTGTAAATGTAAAGAAGGTTCATCAATTAGATAAGGTACAGGGAGTTAGAACAAGACAAGCTGATTTAACAAGAGCCAAAAAACTTCTTGGTTGGGAGAATAAAATGGACATCAAAGAAGGATTAACTATTATTAACAAATTCACACATGAACAGTTAAAGAAATAGTTATGAAGAACAAAGTACAATTAATGATTTTTTCTTATAATCGTCCATTACAATTAGAACTTTTAGTAAGCAGTATTAGAAAGAACATTACCGATTTTAATAAAATCATTGTTACCTTTAATTATTCCGATGATAGATTTCTCAAGGGATATGAGAATTTCAAGGAAAAAGGATTAGTTGATGAATGGCATTGTGATAAAGACATTGCCTATACCCCTGAATTTAAGAATTACCTCGTAGAATTAATGGGTGATGAGTATGATTATACTTGTTTGTTTTCTGACGATGCTATTGTTTATGGAAAAGTTTCTATGGACAATGTTATTGCCCAGATGACAGATGATGTTATTTCTTTTTCTTTGAGGTCAGGTCTCAATGCCAAATATAGCTTCTATGGAGGGAAAACAATAATTGAAAATCCATGGGGAGAGTATGAAGATTTGGGGGACTTTATTAAATGGAATTGGACAGAGTACAACCCAAAGCGTTGCAATGGTTATCCAATAGGGTTTGGTGATGGTTGTGTCTTCAAGACCAAAATAATCAAAGACTTGTTAGGGAGAGTTGAAGGACAATCGCCTAATGAATTAGAAAGACATTTGAATCAAATTGAAAACAGAGAAGTAATAACTCAAAAAAAGTTAGTTGCATACAAACACAGTAAGTTAGTAAGTAATCCAGTTAACAATGTACAAACGTTTTCTCCCTTATTTAGTGGTGAAAGATTTAGTTACCCTGTTGAAAAATTGAATGACAAATATTTAGAAGGATATGTAGTTGATTTTGATAAGATAGATTTTAGTGATATTAAAGCAACGCATCAGGAGTTAGCGCTCCCATTAAAATTATCAAACAATGGAGGATAAAAAATATGCTTAATTTGAAAATAAGAGCATTTGATTTCTTGCTCAAAGATAAAAAGAATTTGGTTGGTGCAGAAATAGGAGTATTTAAGGGAGGGCATGCTTTTGAAATGTTAAAATTTCTTGATATAAAAATCTTTTATTTAGTCGAACCCTATCGCACCTATATTGGTCATGGGAATAAAACACATCATCCAGAATCAGCAGAAAAAGTTGCAAGAGCATTGCTACAACGATATCAACATAAAGTAATATGGATTAAGTCTTCATCAGTTGAAGCAGTCGCTGGTTTTCAAGATAAAAGTTTAGATTTTGTTTATATTGACGGGAATCATGATTATAAATTTGCGTTACAAGATATTGAATTGTGGACACTGAAAGTAAAGCAGGGTGGAATTATAGGTGGGCATGATTATGGAGAAAACTTTCCTGGAGTAGAAAAAGCTATAGAAGAATATTCTAGTAAAAATAAGATTGAGTATAAAACTAATTTCTTTGGAAATGAAAAAGTTAATACTGACTGGGCATTTAAAAAAGGTGGTAAGTTAGAAGTCTGGAAAGTTCCTAGACCTGAAGCTTCTAGTTTTAAATCTCTATGAACAATCTTTGTATCGCAATCAGGAGTTTTAAACGACCCGAATATTTAAAGCAGTGTTTAGAATCTTTAGAGAGCAATTCAGACTTAAATGTTGATTTTTTCTTCTTCCAAGATGGAGCAGTTAATCCGTTCTCAGGTAAAAGATATGCTACTGATGAAGAAGTAAAGGCATCTTTAAAAGTTTTTCAAGATTCTAAATTACCTAATAAAACAATCTTTGTTAGCCAACACAATTTAGGCCCGATTATTAGAAATAGACTTCAACTAGAATATGTATTTCCCTTATATGAATATGGAGTATTTCTTGATAATGACCTTGTCTTCAATAAATATTACATTAAAACATTGAAGGTTTTATTTAAACAATTCAAAAATAGCGATGCTGGTTCGATTCAAACATCCTTTAGATATCGTAGGAATAATATTCAATCTTTAGAAGATGCTATAAAGCTTCAGAATAAAGTGGCTTATGGATTCTCTCATAGATGGGAAATTGGATTGTGGAGAGAGAGTTGGGAGAAGATTAAACCTATTATTGCACCATATTTTGAGATGACTGCAAGAGTCGATTTTAAAGAGTTTTTATATAATCATTCTGTCTATAAAGACATTCGAGAAAAAAGTCGAGGCATTTATGGATGTCAACATGGAACAGGAGACACGCCAACAGAAGATTTTGTCCTAGAAAAATCAATAGAAAAAGCAGGATATAAAGGGTTACATACATTAACATTACGACATAAAACAATTGGTGAAAAAGGAATGTTTAGTTTTAGAGCAACCCGATATAGAGATGGGGGATATATAAAAATCCCATTACATGATATCGGGGATATTGATAAATATGAAATACAATGACAAATACTAATTGGCAAAATAACCTTACCAGTGAATTAAGTTTTTGGACTAATTATTTTAAAACCAAATCTTATAAATATGTTAAAGAAAGCCATCTTCTTTTCTTTAAAAAGTGGTTTAAGGTACCGATTGAAATATTTTCGGAAGCAATTATTTTAGATGTTGGCTCTGGTCCCTCAAGTCATCTTTATGACATTGAAGCTCGAATAAAAGTTGCTATTGACCCTTTAATGGATAAGTACGAGAAAATAACAAAGAACTATGAATTTCCAAATGATGATGTTATCAAACTTAAAGGCAGGGGTGAAGAATTACCTTTTACTAGTGAGTCATTCGACTTTGTGTTTACGTTTAATGGTATTGACCATTGGGCAGATTGGCAAAAAGGGATTTTAGAAATAAAAAGAGTTTTAAAGAAAAATGGCAAGTTATTATTATATGTTGTATTTGATAGACCTAATCCAAATCCGCATCATCCGTTTTGTATTGATGAAGATTCAATAAAGTGGATTGAAGAACAAGGATTCAAGATTATTCAAAGTGAAATATTACTTATTGAAAAGAGAAGAAAATTTTATGGGATGTTTAAAAAGTTATGAAACTAATAACGGATTTACATTTAAAATATAAAGACAAACCAATTTGGATAGTAGGTTCTGACCCTACTCTTGAAGATTATCCTGATAATTTTTTAGATAATAGATTGGCAATTACTCTCCATTTAGCTTACATAAAGTTCCCAAATGTTACTTATAGATATTTCAATGAGAGAGATAGATTTGTTTTCTTAAAAGAGAAATATCCAGAGATTTTAGATAAAGTAAACATTTTTGGTTACCCTTTCTATAATCGTCCACAAGCGGTATCTGATGAAGCAATAGGGAAAGCTAAAGAGAAAGCATATTATCTTAATTTAAAGCCCTATCCGCCTAGTGGCAATCCTAGTGCTATCTTTAGTGATTCGGGTCCTAATGCCATGCGTAGAATGGTTGGAGAAGCTGTTAGTGCCACTTCTAGTACCTTTGGTGGACATGGGACGTGTTTGCATCCCTGTATGTATGTAGCGCTTATGATGGGGTGTAATCCTGTCAATATTATTGCTTGTAATTTTAAGAATATTGATGGAAAAGAACATTTTGGAGAGACTAATAAGATAGACCATGATATGCGACCTCAAACTCCATCATTTACAGGTTACAGAGGCACAAGAATGACTCGCGGATTAGATGCTATTATTGCCGGATGTAATGACCATAAGATTAAAGTTAATCGGATAGAAAAATATGATAATATAGAGTAAGTAATATTGAAAGGTATAGGATTGAAGTATGAAAGTAAAAGTAGGAGTCTTTATTTTAAACTACAAGCGACCAAATACAGTTACTAGAGTTATTGACTCTGCTCTCCATCAAACAATCAAGCCTGAAGCTGTTTATATTTGGAATAACAATCCCGAAACCACAATTAACTATCAAGGGTGTATTAATGTTAATTCTCAAGAAAACTTCCTTTGTATTATTCGTCATGTCGTTGCCTTTACTAGAGATATAGATTATTGGGTTTTTATTGATGATGATGTGGCAATGAAGCCAAAGGCAATAGAAAACTTTTTAGAATATAGTAAAAAGTATCCTGAATCAATTTTAGGCTATTATGGAAGAAACATTACTAGTGGGCTTTATTCTCTTGACCGTTCTAATTGGTATACAAATAAAGAGAAAGAAGTAGACATGGTTATGGGAATGATTCACTTTTGTAAAAGAAGTAAGTTGATTAATTCTTTCATTCTTAAAAAAGAGATTCCTGATTTACCATTAACAGAAGATGACATACTTTTAAGTCTTGGAAACAAGTTTATTGATAAGCAAAAGAATTATGTAATTCCTTATAGTAATGAGAGTGGACCAATGCCTCTTGATAGTGGTTATGGTGGACTCAGTATTAAAGGAGGTCATTTACAAAGAAGGATAGATGCTGTTAGGCGTATATTAGAGTGGGCAGGAAAAATGCCAAAACCAAGTAAAAGAGAACATGGTAAACCAGTTGAACCGATTGGAGAACTCAAAGAAGTTAAGTTTAGTGCGAAAGCAAAAATATGCCAAGCGAAGTGATAGAATGTAAATTAAATAAGATTTTAGTAACTGCCTTAGGAAGGAAACCATTATGAAAATAGGAATCGTTGGCTACGGAGTTGTTGGAAAAGCTCAAATTGAGTTTTTTGGTGAACATTTTTGTCTTATTCACGACCCTAGCTCAGGATACAAAAATAGAGCTTTAATTAATAAAGAGTGTGATTTAGCCTTTGTATGTGTTCCAACTCCCTCTAAAAAAGATGATACTTGCGATACTTCGATTGTTGAAGAATCTGTTAAGTGGTTAGAGACTCCTATTATTGTAATTCGTTCTGCTGTTGTTCCCGGCACAACAGACTATTTAATAGATAAGTACAAAAAGAATATTGTTTACCAACCAGAGTATTTAGGAGAAACCCCTCTACACCCCTATTTAGATTTAAGAAAGCGTGAATTTGTCATCTTGGGAGGCGAAAGAAAATTAACCAAAGTACTGATTATGTATTACCAGAAATTTATGCACCCTGATACTCACTTTTACCAAACAGACACAATAACTGCCGAGTTGGTAAAGTATATGGAAAATGCTTGGTTAGGAACTAAAGTAACCTTCTGTAATGAGTTCTATGAGATTGCCAAGACTCTTGGTGTTGATTATAATGAATTAAGAGAGCTATGGCTTGCTGATAAAAGGATTAATCGCAGCCATACTTTTGTCTATCCAGATAAAAGAGGTTTCAGTGGTAAATGTCTTCCAAAAGACATTAAAGCTATAGTTAAAAAGTTGGAGGAAAAGGGCTATGAAGCAAAGTTCATCAAAAAAGTCCTCGAAGAAAACGAGAGAATCAAAAAGCTCTAAAGTTTGTTATTTAGATTTTGACGATTTCGGAGAGAAAAATAGTCGTTTAGATTGGTTTTGGAGACTTCATAAAGAATTCCCTCATTTCAAAGTGAATCTATTTGCTATTCCTTGGGACAATCAAAGGAAAGAGTGGATGAAATATATCCAAAAACTTGATTGGATTCAGTTATGTGTTCATGGGTTTTATCACGAAAATAATGAAGAAGTGGAAAAAGGAATGTTAGGTGCTTATTGCCCAGACAGAGGGTTTGCTAAAGTTTATCGGGCTCCTTTCTGGCAACTTTCAGACAAAATGTATAACCTTCTTAAAAAGTTAGACTATAAAATAATGCTTCATCCTGATGACCCAAGAGAGGGAATTAAATACAATTGGAATATTAAAGACTCTCCGCCTTACTTAGATATTCTTTATGGGCATGGCCATATTCAAGACACACAAGGAAATGGGTTAGTAGAAGCATTTGAGAACATTCTTAAACTTCCTATTAATACTAAGTTTAAATTTCTATGAAAATACCAAAAGGCTATCAAAAAATACAAACAGAAAAGTCTTCTACAAGTCGTGGAACTAAATGGGGACGACGAGCCATACAATCTGTCGACAAATATCTAAAATATTTTAAGGGCAAGATATTAGAAATAGGCTGTAATGATGGCTTTGCTATGGACTATATTAAAGAAAAAGGATTTGAAGTAGAGGGAATAGATATTGCTAAACATAAATTAAAAATTGCCAAAGAGCATGGACTTAAAGTTCAATTTGCTTATCAAGAGAAAATGCCTTTTGGTGATAAATCATTCGATACAATCTTTTCTTCTCATACACTAGAACATAGTTATAATGCAGAACAAGCTGTTAAAGAATATCAAAGAGTGGCAAAAAGAGCGATTGTTATTATTCCCATTGAATCAAATAGAATAGCTTTTCCTGAAGTACATGTAAGCGCTTTTCGTTCAAAAGAAGATTTGATTAACTTATTTAAAGATAAAGGGAAAATAATCTTAGAAGAAGCACGTAACAATATAGAGCCTGAATATATAGTTATTGTTGATTTTTATGAAACCTGAAATCTCAGTAATCATCACTACTTATAATAGACCAGTAATGCTTCAAAGGGCATTAGATAGTGTTTTGGCACAAACATTTAAAAACTTTGAAGTAATAATTGTTGATGACCATTCTGACAAACCGCCTGATATTAAATTTCCTGCTAAAGAAAAGCGAGTAGTTGCCATGCGGTTACCCTACAACACAGGTTATCAAGTAAGACCTAAGAACATTGGAATTATGATTGCAAGAGGGAAATATATTGCCTATCTAGACGATGACAATGTTTATCTTCCCAATCACTTAGAAGTGCTTTACGAAGCAATTAAAAAACATCAAGCCGATGTTGTTTATGGCGATAGAGTCTATAAAAGCACCGATAAAAATGAAAAGAGATTTATGGGCAAGATGAGCTATCCTTATGATTTAAACCAATTAGAACATGGTAACTATATTGATACTTCAGATATTATGCACACTGTTCAAGCTATTAATGATATTGGGTTTTGGGACATTTTTTGGGAAAGAAAAGGTGATTGGCTCTTAATGACTAAATTTGGCAAAAGAGGGAAAAAGGTAGTTCATGTGCCTGAAGTAATTACTGAATATTGGTGGCATGGCGATAATATTGGACAATTTAATCCAATGGGAGGAGAGTTTCCTCAATCTGCAGAATTTAGAAAAAATGTAAGAGGATTGGCTCAAGACCTTGCTAAAGCAAAAAATGTCCAGTTCAAAGCAAGGAGTGCAAAAGATGCTTCGCCTCACATAGATAAAGATGCACGTAATCCAATTGGCTTTAAAGCCCAAGATGGTAAGTGGAAATAAAATGAAAAAAGTTTATTTAGACTATGCTTCTACTACTCCGATTGATTCGCAGGCAGTTCGAGCAATGCAACCTTATTTTGTAAAAAAATTTGGCAATTCAGTTTCTTTGTCTAGTTTTGGCCAAGAAGCGAAAGAGGCTCTAGAAAAAAGCAGATTAACTATTGCTGAAACACTAGGAGCCGAACCAGAAGAAATAATTTTTACTAGTTCTGCTACTGAGAGTAATAATTTTGCCTTAAAAGGAATTGGCTTTGCCAATAATTGGGGTGGGCATATTATTGTTTCATCTATTGAGCATGATTGTATTTTGAATAGTGCAAAATGGTTAGGAGAACAAGGCTTTGATGTTGAACAGTTGCCAGTAAATAGATATGGTTTAGTTGACCCAAGAGATGTCGAAAAAGCAATAAGAAAAGATACATTTTTGGTTTCAGTAATGCACGCTAATAATGAAATCGGAACCATTGAACCAATTGAAGAAATTGGAGAAATTTGCCGTCAAAAAAGAGTGTATTTTCATACTGATGCTGCTCAAAGTTTTGGGAAAATCCCCATTGATGTAAATAAAATGAACATTGATTTATTGACTGCTTCTTCACATAAAATGTATGGACCAAAAGGAATAGCTTTCTTATTTGTTAGAAAGGACACCAAAATTGAACCTCTCTTACATGGAGGAGGGCATGAGTTTGGACAGAGGTCATCAACAATTAATATACCTGCAATTGTTGGTTTTGCTAAAGCGGTTGAAATTTGCCAAAAAGAAATGGGAAAAGAAAGTCAAAGATTAATAGGACTTCGAGATAAATTAATAGAAGGAATTTTAAACAAAGTCCCCGACTCTCATCTTAATGGTCATCCTAAGTTACGATTGCCAAATAATGTTAATTTTTGGTTTAGATTTGTTGAGGGAGAGTCTGTTGTTTTACAATTAGATTCTTATGGTATAGCTACCTCTACAGCCTCAGCTTGTTCTTCTCCGAAATTAAAACCATCCCATGTCCTTTCAGCTTGTGGATTAAAAGCTCGACAGGCTTATGGTTCTTTAAGATTGAGTTTAGGAAGATTAACAAAAGAAAAAGATATTGACTATGTTTTGGAAGTTTTACCTGAGATTGTTAAAAAGTTAAGAAAAATAAGATGAAAATAGCTTTATTCACATTAACTAAAGATAGACTCGAATATACCAAAAGAACACTTAAGAGTCTTAATGAGAAAACTGACCTTACTTTTGACCATTTTGTTATTGACCAGGCGAGCAAAGACAAAACAGTTGAATGGCTAAAACAATTCACTTATAACCAAGGGAAAGTCTATGTTTATCCTCTTGCTATGAATATTGGTATTAATCGTGGTGTTAATTTTGCGATTGATAAAATAGGTGATGACTACGATATTATTATTAAAATAGACAACGATTTAGAGATTGAGACTGATGGGTGGTTAAAGAAGTGTCTAAAAGTATTAAGACCAAAATTGTTGCTTTCACCTTATGTTAAAGGATTAATTCATAATCGTGGAGGAGTCAATAGGGTCGCTTTTGGAAATGGCTCAATAGGATACACACCTTTCATTGGCGGAATTTGTATGATAGGGTTTAAGAAAGCATGGAAAGAAGACTCTGGTGGCTGGGAGTTTCCAGTACCAAAGCACTCTGGAGGAGATAAAGCCTTCTGTATGAAGCTAGCTCTGGCGGGTTATGGATTTGGTTATGTAGAAGATGTTATAATCAAACACATAGAGTCTACTGAAGGACAGCATGAACGCTATCCTGACTACTTTGCCGAACGTAAAGTAGAGCGGACTAAGATTTTTTAGGAGATAAATTATGTCTAATAAACACCATGTCTGTGAAAAATGCGGACACACATATACACCATCAAGTAGTCCTGCTTTCGTTAAAACAAGCATTAGTCCTTGTCCTAATTGTGGTTCTGGTACAATAGATATTGTAGACAACAAACAAGAAGCGAAAGAGAAATCTGATAAAATTAAAAATACAGTGAAGAGTGTTAAAAGAGGCGTAATGGTTAAAAAGGTAACTAGTAAAATTACTTAGGGTTGAATTAACAGTCAAAACATTGTATCGTATATTTGACAAGTAGAGTTACACTTTAATATACTTGTTTTAGTTTAAGGTTTAGTAAAGAGTTCCAGTAAGAGTCTTTAGGCTCATGGGGACTCTTTTTTGTTGACATATGTACTTAGTTTATAATTGCGGATATCACTCAACACTAGGTCGACAAGGTCCACACACGCGAAAGCAGTACGCTTTTAAAAAGAGATTCGTTACAAAAGTAGACGACAAGGATGGAGAGAAGTTTTTAAAACTTACCTCAAAAGACATTTCTTGGTGTCCTACAAACAGTAAAAGCATACCACCATTTATGAGACTTAAAGACTGGTGTGAAGGGAAAGAGGGTAGGTTTGATAGCAAACCTTTTAAAATCTACAACCCGAAGAAATATTTAGAGTTATTTTTACTAGAATAGCAGGAGAATATGACAGATACTAAAATACAAAGATTTAAAATCACTATCCCCATTGTCAAAACGAGTGTAAAGATTGTTAAAGATGAAGATGGTAATGAAGTAGAAGAAAGATATATTGAAGGCGTCGCTTCAGGAACAGAACTAGATAAACACGGCGACAGAATGGCTCCATCTGCTATTGAATCCATGGCAAAATCTCTTAAGCAACACGTTATTAACCTCAACAATGAACACGATACTTCTTGGTCAGGAGAACTTGGAGATATTACCAAATTAACAATTAGTGACAATGATGATTTAGAAATCAAGTCAAAATTAAACGAGATGAGTTCTGCTAAAGATTTATGGTATGCCATAACAGAGCAGAATAAAAAACTTGGACTTTCAATCGGTGGATATGTCAAAGATTATGAAATGGTTAAGGAGGGTGAAGGGGACGACGCAAAATGGGTTCGTCTTTATAAAAAGATTGATTTAGACCATATTGCTGTCACTTCACGACCTGCTTATCCTAAATCTTGGGTTTCAAATATTGCAAAATCAGTAAAAGATAATGACGAAGTATTATTGAGAAAAGTAAAAAAAGAAGAAAAAAGCAAAAGAAGTCAAAAAGAAAAAAGAATGAGAGAATTAGCACGAGCAATAGCTCGCAGTATTCAAGAGTTAGAGTCAGATTTGCTGTTAGAACTTTGCTACAAAGGACTTAAATTTTGTAACGAAGAGCAAATATTATTACTAGAAAGGAGTCTTCCTACTATGAAAAAGAAAAATGTCTCACTGGAAGCTAAGAAAGCCAAGAAAAAGGCTGATGCCGCCGCCAAGTCCGAAGGCGAGCAGGATGAAACCTTAGCAACCCCAGATAATGAGTCGTCTAAAGAGAAATCTAAGGAGGATAAGGAAACCAAAGACAAGTCTGGTGATGAGTGTGGGGGAGGGAAATCTGCTAAAAAGAACCCTGCCAAAGATTCAAAACCAAAAGACGAACCTGAGGAATCTGAATCTGACAAAGAGGAACCAGAAGGCGAATCGGACAATGAGGAAGGCGAGGATAAAGGCGAAAAAGGGGATAAATCTCCTGAGTCTGATGAAGAAACCAAGTCTGAAAAAGACAAGAAAAAATCTTCAAAAGAGGAATCAGAGAAAAAATCTACCAAAGGTGACAAAGGAGAACTTGTAAAGGCCGTTAAGGGACTTTCCAAAGGTCTTGAAGATGTTCTTAAAAGCAACGAAGCGCTCGCAGGGCGAGTAAAGGAGCTTGAAAGTCAACCAGCGGGTCGCAAAACAGTCGAGATTCATAAGGCTCTCGGTGACGAAGATGGAGAAGTAAAAAGCTCCGAGGAACTCACTAAAGCGAGAGATAAAAAAATCGAGGCAGTAAGAAAAGAGTTTGCAAATGACCCCAACCTTTTCGCTAGGGTTCAAAGAATCCGCGCCGAGTACGCTCAAAAAGCTCAAGAATAAGTAAAAGTTTCAGATTTCATAATTATTAATGCGTAAAGGAGAAAAAGCATGAAAAATCAAGCACAAGACTTAAGAAAAGCCTTACTTGAAGCTGCTGCACTCCTAGAAAAGTCAGCAAAGGTATCTCGAGGCGTGGATGAAGCTGCATCTATGCTCATGAAGGATGCCATTTACACTACTACTTCTGGTGCATTCGCACAGAGGGAGCATCTTGACACGCAAATCGGAGATATTACTCGACGTAATACTCCTTTTTTGGACAGAGTCGCAAAGGTGCAGGCAAATGGTAAAACCCATGAGTGGGATATGGTTACAGCACTTGGAAGCAACGACACAGCAGTTGCCGAGTGTGGTACTCCAGCCGAGAATGACGCAACAATCACTCGCTATTCAGCACAAATCAAGACCTACGCCACAAGCGTAAAAGTCTGTGATTTAGCTCAATGGGCGGCAAGTGATTACTTCGACCTGATGAATCTTCATCTGGAGAAGGGTATGCGTAAAATTCTTCACGACGTTGAGAAAAAGATTTATTACGGTAACAACGCTGGGTTAAGCCCCAACGATTTTACCGGACTATATAAATTAATTGCTGATTATGCCGGAGCCAGTAACACCGTTAATGCGGCTGGGAATCCAATTTCTCAGACTTACATTGACAACGCCATTCAGGCGGTTGTAGATAACGGTGGTATGGTCACCCATATGTTTATGGGGGCAAAAGACTTGAGAGATTTCGCGGCTCTCTGGGCTAATAAAGTCGTTTACAACGACCCAGGTGCTGGGATGACTTTCGGATACAATGTAGCTCGCTACATGTCTTGGGCGGGACCAATCGAGATTGTTCTCGACCCGTTCTTGGTAGCAGCTAACTCTCCGAACTCACCCAATACCGATACCTTCCTCGTAGATATGAGTGAGGTTGCTTTAGCACAATCAGAGCCGATGTACAGGCTTCCGCCTTACCGTGCTCTAGACCTGGCAGAAACACAAACTGTGGTCTGGAACATCGTGTTGGAAGTACGAGTACCTCAATGGCAAGCAGTAGTCAAGAATTTGGGCTAAAACTTGAATCGAAGTTAGTATTAGGAAAAGGTGGTTAAAAGAAGGGGTTAGGCTTATTCTTGCCCCTTCTTTAGACCAAGTGTTATAATAAATTTAGTTAACAGTAAGGAGGTAAATATGAAAGATTTAGTTATAGTTAAAAGTAAAACAATCAATAACGAATCCGTTCCGGTTGTTTTCCAAATAGCAGAAGTCTTACAAGGTGGAGTAAAGGACGTAAGAGAACTTAGCCGAAGCTATATTTTTAAGAAATTTAAGGCAGAAATTCCCTTAAAGCTGGCTAAAATCTTAGTCAAACAAAATCCTGCGGAGTTTTCTATCATAGGCACAAAAGAAGAAAACCCAAGTCAATCAGTAAAAAATGTACTGAGGGTTTCTAAAGAAAAGAAAACAGGATTTGCATGTCCTCATTGTAAGGCACAAGCTAAGACTAAAGCAGGGTTAAGTGCCCATATTAGGTACAATCACCCTAAAGAATGGAAGCCTAAAAAAGGATAATAAATATGGTTGCTGGAAATTTTAAAGTATACAACTACACTATTGCTAATGGAGCAAAACAAGCATTAGATTTAGCTTCTATTGTTAGTACAGAAATGCTAGTTAAAATTACCCCTAGTGTTGCTGGAGTAAGAGTCTTATTTACTCCCTCAAGCAGTACAACAAATGCCAGCGCATCAAACGCTTATGCTCTCCCAGCAGGAGAAACAGAGTTTCCAGTAGGCAGGGGACTTTCTAGAATATCTATACTTAACCCAACAGGAAGCTCAATTACAATATCTATTGCAGTACTCTTTTAAGCAAATTAAATAGTAAAAGGAAAAGGTTCAAGTTATGAAATTGATATTTTTATTGCCCTCGTTAAGAGCGAGTGGCACAACAGTTTTATTTGAACTAGCAGATAGACTAGCAGAAAAAAATCATGATGTAAGGATTACTTCGCTAGATGAGTTAGTTTCTCCTGTTTACCCTCTCAAAATAATTCCTCAAAAACTACAAGACAGTTTAGAATTTTTCCAAGAAGCAGATGCGATAATCGCATATCAACCTGCTTGTGCTTTTTATGTAAAGGATTTAGAGGTAAAGGCTAAAAAGTTTTATTTTCTTACAGACGATGTTAGAAAGTTTTATACTAAAAAAACCATTAAAGCACAGTTCCCCAAAGTAGATGACGATAGAATTAAAATTGAATATAAGGCTCAACAGGAATATATAGAAAAGTCTTATCAACTTCCTTTTACTTTTTTAGTTACCAATAATGCTTTAGTTGGAATAGTTAAAACTTATAAAAGAAAGGTTGAGGTGATACCAGTTGGAGTAAATCATCAATTATTTTACCCTGAAACATTTGTTCCAAAAGATGACACTCCTAAGATTTTATTAGAAGGAAATATGCTTCCATGGAAAGGGGTCGAAGTTGTTAATCGAGCTTTTTCAGATTTAAGAGGTTTTGTATTGTGGACAGTAAGTAATAGTAAATTTACAATTAAAAGTGATAAACACTGGATGAGTCCTAGTGTTGGTGAAATGAGGAAAATACTTTCTTCCTGCGATATATTAATTAGAGCATATTACGAAGATGGAACAGCGGACTTACTAGTTCAAGCAATGGCTTGTGGTTGTTCTGTAATCACCAGAGAAACAGCAGGGGCAAAAATGTTTTGTAAAGATAAAAAGAACGCCTTGGTATTTAAAACAGGAAAAGATGCAAAAAAAGACTCTAAAAATATTCAAGTTTGTATAGAAAAATTAATAGAAAATAAAGAATTAAGGGAAAAATTAATCAGAGGAGGACTTGAAACAGCTAAAAAGTTAAACTGGGAAAAGTCAATTGATATACTAGAAGGAGTACTCTATGGAAGAAAAAAAGCCAAAAGTTGAACAAATTAGAGGAGCGGTTACTCAAGCAGGCGAAGTAAAAGCCCCAAGTAGGCTTAAAATACTTTTTATACCAAGAGATAACAAAGGTTGCGGATTTTACCGCATGCTCGTTCCTGCAAATGAAATTAAAAGACAAGACCTAGCAGATGTAATAGTAGATTATGGTTGGAATTGGAAAGCGGTAGAATGGGCACACGTTATTGTTATTCAAAGAATGTCAGATATTCAAGCGTATGAAGCAATTGAACAAGCCCATTCTCTCGGAAAAAGGATAATCTTTGAATTAGACGATTTGGTTCAATGTGTATCTCCTACAAATCCCTCTTTTGATTATTGGAGCCCTTTTGGTCCCAATGTTGCTAGAAGTCTAAAAATTATTCAGAAGTGCGATGCTGTGCAAGTAACGACAGAAAGAATGAAAAAAGAGTATGCCCTCTGGAATCCAAGAGTTGAAGTTTTACCCAATTACTTAGACAAAAACCTTTGGGATGTTCCTGCTTGGACAGCAACACATTGGGATAACTACTATAAGAAAAAGAATGATGGTATAATAAGAATTGGATGGGGCGGTGCAGCAAGTCATTATGAGGACTTACAGTTAATAGAACAAGTAATCACTAAGATTTGCCAGAAGTACCCAAACGTACATTTTTGCTTAATGGGATATCACGGAGACTCTAAAAAGGGTCCTAATCTTTTTCAAGATATTTCATCAATGACATCCATCTGTCCACACTGTAAACAGGGAGGACAACTTGAAAAGATACCAGGAATTGAGATACTATATTATCCAAGTAAGCTAAAAGAATGTGCATTCGATATTGGGATAGCGCCGTTAATTGAGACTGGATTTAACCAGTGCAAAAGTGATTTAAAGATTAAAGAGTATGCAGCATTAGGGATACCAGTTGTAGCTACTAGGATGAAGCCATACAGTTTAAGTGTGAAGGAAGGATATACGGGGTTCTTGGCTGAATCAGGGAAGGAATGGTTCGATGCTTTAGAACTTCTTATCAAGGATGAAGCTTTAAGGATAAGACTCGGTAAAAACAATTATCGATGGTATAAAGAAAATACTATTGATAAGCATATTCGCGAATGGATGACCTTCTACAACCGAGTTGTAAGTTTTAGTATGAAGTGGTAGATTTAATTAATATTGTTGAAAGAAAGGAAAACCTATGGCTGCAACATTTCAATGGTGGGGAGAGTACGGGGCGTCTGGTTCTCCAACGACCGCTGACCTCGGTGTTTCCGGTAATCTTTTCAACTTCAAGACAAGTAACTCATTGGCTGACCCGGCGGATTACACTTCGTATCCGATTACGGCAGGCAATAACTCTTACGATGTCTGGTTGAAAGGACATTTTACAGGAAGCTTTAACCAAATTCAGAACGCCAAGTTCTGGAAGTCAGCAGGTTCGGAAGGAACAGGTGAATCTTTGTACTGGGCAGGAACAGTAACTGCTTATGGCCAGCCAACAACTGGCGATAGTGGTGCCGCTGATACTGCTATCCCTACAGCTTCGCCAGGTTCAGCTAACGTTTCTTTCGGTGGAGACTTGGGTGGTAGCATTACCGCCGCAGGATATTCCGACTTCATAAACCTACAGTTGCGAACAACAACTGCAGCAGAAGCTGGAGACACTGAAACATTTACGTTTACGCTAACCTACGACGAAAACTAAAGTTTTTAGTAAAAGGAGTGATTTATGGCTAAATACATACCTATTCACCCTAAAGATAAAACCTTTGTTGGTTTAATGGAAAACGCTGCAAAAGCTTTGCGTACAGGAAACAAGAAGCTTTTGGGAAAGGTAAAAAAGGAATTTGCGGAAGCAAATATTAAACTTTTTTACAACCAAGAAACGGATTTCATTAGGGTATTAAAAAAGGATGCGCCAGCAATTGACTTTCCTGTAAGTCAATTCTCAACGCTTCCTGAAAAGGCCAAAAAGTAAAAGTTAAAGTTAAAGTTTTGGTCATTGGCAATACAATGCACCGACAAGTTCGGAGGAATACAATCCTATGGCTATTAAACCAGTTGATAAATTAGACGGAAAAGAAAAGAAACAAAGAAAAGAGTTAGCATACGAATGGATAGCTCGGTACAATGATGGTACTGAACTAAAACAGTATGATGACGAAAAAAGACTAGTTTATCATTTTGGACATATAGACCAAGAGAAAGTAATTGAGTTTGTACTTGAATCGAAGACGGACCCAAAGTTTACTGTTTCCGTCAATTTAAAAACAGGCTTATTCTACATCAATAAAAAGCCGATAAGAAAGATTCGAGTTGAAAAGACTC